ATGCTTTTCAAAGTGCATTAGTAGGTAATCACGAAACAGTTAGAAGATACGGAATCGTTATTACAGAAGCTTCTTTACAGCAAGAGGCTTTACGGTCTGGAATAGTTGAAACAAATAGACCTTTAACAAACCAAGAAAAGATACAAGCCAGACTAAATCTTTTGATGGCTGGAAGCCAAGATGCTATTGGAGATGCTGCTCGCACACAAGAATCTTATGCAAATCAAGTAAAAGCTTTAACAGAACAATGGAAAGAATTTTCTGAGGAGCTAGGGGAAAAGTTGCTACCTATGATTACTTCGTTGGTTGGAGCTATGGCAGATTTGCTAAAAATTCTTGATGTAAATAGAGTGGTTGGCTATACTGCTGCCATTTCAACTTTAGCAGTAACATTCTTTACATTAAGTAAAGCTTTAAAAGCTGCAAGAGCGGGGATGCTTGCCTTTAAAATAAGTGCAACAAAAGCAACATTTGGGCTTGCTGCTTTAGGTTTTGCTGCGGGTGAGTTAGTATCTCATCTTATAGATGCCGAAGTAGAGTTAGAAGAATTTGAGGATACAACCGAATCTACTACTGTTTCAGTAGTGACGTTATCCGATAAGTTAAGGGAAAAGGGCGGAGTTTTTGTACAGTACGCTGCTATATTAGATAAAACTAAAAACTCATATATTGGTTTAAGAGACGGTATTGACCAAGTGCAAAAGCTGCAACTTAAATTAACACAAAGTATGGCTGAGGCTGGCGGTAGAAATGTTTTAGCTAAAAACTTTTTAGACGCAGCTGACAGTATGAATCTTGCAGGTATTAGTACAGATAAATTAACAAAGTCTGTTAATATATTTTTTAATGAGATAGCAGCAGGCAATAGGCAAGATGCCTTTGATACTCTAAAATCAGGCTTTAAGGAATTTAAAGGGGATGCCTTAGAGGCTTCAAAAGGAATGGAAGGATTTGGGAAGGGTATAGAAAAATATACAGACTCCTTTCGAGCCTTTAGAGATAGTTTCACAAAGAGTTCTGAGCAAGGCAAGAAAGACTTAGAAATAAGCGAGGAAATGATTGCTCTTAGAGCTATTGAGATTCAATTAGCTGAAAAGTTTGCGGCTGTAGAATCTGAAAGATTGTTAAAAACTATGTTGCTAATGCCGAGTCTTGAAAGAGAAATAGAGTTGCTTGATCTTAAAAATCAATTTTCAGGTGATGAGATTTTTATTGAAACTGAATTGCTAAAGCTACAAAAGGAAGGGATTATTTTAAGCGATGTGGAAGATGTTCAGGAAAGTAGTGAGCTTCAAAGATTTAAAGACAAATTAAAAGTTAAAAAAGATTTACTTGATGCTACAAAGCTAGAGACAGCTTGGGCTAATAAATTAAACTCTGCTTTACTTGCAGGTATAAATAATAATGCACGATTTGCTGAAGCATTTGCAAATATGTTAAAACAGGTAGCAGCACAAATAGCTGCAAGAGCAGGAGTGTTTGCTTTAATGAATATACTTACACAGGGTACATTTGCGGGTGGATTAAATATGAGTTCATTCTTAGATTATATTGGTGCAGATATATTTCATCAAGGAGGGCAAGTTCAAGGCTATGCAACAGGCGGTATGATTCCAATGAGTACCTACCATTCTGGTGGGGGTGTAGATAATGTTCCTATAATGGCTCAAGAAGGCGAGTTTGTTATGAGAAGAAGTGCTGTAGAGTCTATAGGCGTTGAGAATTTAAATAGAATGAATAGAACTGGTCAATCAAGTGGCGGGGTAAACGTCACTTTTAGTGGTAATGTTATGAGTGATGACTTTGTTGAAGATGTCGCCATACCAAAAATTAAAGATGCAATCCGTAGGGGTGCAGATATAGGAATAAGTTAATGTTAAATGTCCCACAAGCTTTCTTAAATGGCTTTACTGGTAATACTTCTTCTGTCTATCCTATTGTAGTTATAACAGCAGGGGATAATATTATTCGGCTTTCACAGATTAAAGGCGTATTTGATGGCGAATATTATGAAGATAGATTTTTAAAAGTAAACTCTATCAATGAAAAAATAGATATACAAAACAAGAAGTTTAAAGTCAATCAAGTTAGAGTACAAGTATCTAATTATATTATAAACCAAATAAGATTTTCAGAGAAGTTTAAAAACTTTTCATTCACAAATGCTAAAGTAGATATATATTATGCAAATCAATCTTGTAAAACATTAGATGACTGCTTGTTTATATTTAAAGGTTTTGTTAAAAGCTATGAAGGTAATAAAGAAACTGTATCGTTTAGCATTGAAGACCACAGCCAATACACATTAGACCAAAAGTCTTTCCCTAAATATAGCACAGTAGACCCTGAAGCTGAATCAGTTGCAGAAAGCAAAGATGTTTATTTTCCAGTTGTTTATGGTCACGTTGACAAGTCTCCTATGGTATTTAGTAAAAGTACAAATGGTACTGTTTTCTCTCAAATATATCCAGAAGCTTATCTTTTTGGTATAAAGATAGGCGGTATTGCCAATACAGAAAATCCATTATTAATGTTTAGAGATGATATGTATTTACCAGTACCTGAGAAATTTAGAGACTTGCCAGACATAGGTGGTGAAGGGTTTCTTATAAATGGCTTTGATTACACACGATACAACGAAACATCTCAATACACAATACCAGAAGAAGGTGAAAGAAACTATATACAACTAGAAAAGAAATCATCAGATGTTATTGGAAGTAATTATTTATTACCTTTGAATATTGCAGCCAGAGATCAGTTTCAAGTTGATGCTAGCAGAGAAGTAACAAGTATAAACGCAGACACATCTGCTGACGTTGGTGATGACGAGGGGTATTTGAGTTACGGAGATGAAAAAGAAATAAGGTATATAGGTCGAGCTGATGGATATGACCCTTATGGCGAAAACAATCATTGGCTATTTCCTTTGCCTACTGGACAGATAAAACTCGGTTATTATCAAGACTTTATATTAGGGGGCATTGTTAGAAAATACTTAAACCCAGAAGGCGTAGGGGCAGATGAGCTTTACGGTAATTCATCGCACGCTTGTTTGGTTTACTATATGGACAACAGTACTATGACAGCTAACGGTGCTAAAGGTTTTGATATGCTATATCTTCCTATGCCAGAAGGTGAAGGTCAAACTGAACTTATACAATACTTTAATGAAGATTATATTACCGAAAATGATATTGTTGAAATAAATTGGTCTATTAAAAATAATCAAGAACCTTTGTGGGATGCTAGATATTACGCCCTCTACGCTGACTCTTCTAGTTCTTTAGAAGGCTTCCCTGATGACAATTTTTTTCAAAACCTTAATTCATCGCACACAGAATCAGACCAAAGTTGGTATCAATATCTGTATGGAGTTGACCTTGTAAATAGTGATGGCAATATTGTCGATACGATTTCCTTAGACGGTCAACTTACTGACTCTGATATTAGTTTAGAAGACATAGTTAAACCAAATGTTTATGCTTGGACTAAGCTAAGCACCCCAGATACTTGGGCTAGCACAGAGGGGAATCTGATGCCTGATGATGTTGTTAATTTAAGAAAGTTGTTATGGGGAAGAAAGATTACACAGGCAGAATCTACAAGAGCAATATCAGGGGATTTTGAAGAGACTTATGGTTTTCGTAGGAACTACTATACAGGCTCATCTATCTATGGTTTATATCCTTGTTTGGGATACAATGTCCCTAAATCATCTGTCGTAACAGGAGGGTTTCAAACTTATCCTATTGGTGATGTGATGCACTATAACCATTATGAATTATCTGTAGATAATTTGTTTTCTTATAAAAATCCTTACCTTTTAAATCCTGAAAATCCTATTGGTGATAATAATTGGGAGAGTCTATTGGCTAACCTTGAAAAGTTTGATTATAGTGCATTAGACACACCAGAAGAACAAAATAGGTTAGTTTTAGCTAAACACGATTCAGAGAAAAGTTATGTCACCAATAATGATAATGCAGGAACTATAGCCTTTTATGGAAACCAAACAACAGAGTTTCAAACATATTCTTTGACAGAGAATTTACTTGCTTCAGAAAATCATCACGCATATCAACTTTCAAGTATAGTTACAACTGGAATAGAGGCTGTTAATGGCGGAAACTGGACACCTATAAATAACATTCAAGGTAAAAAAGATGTTGTAAAACTAGATTTAAGCTTTCAATCGTTAAGTGGTGACGATATAATATTAGGTGGAGTATATAGTAAAATAAGAGGGAAAATAACTGTTGAGGCTTGGAAAAGCCCTAGCGAAGAATCTTTTAGTGGGGTAACACCTGCATTAAGAGTTGAATGTGATGCTCTATGGAAGTATGATGACATTGTTATAAAAATAGATGAAGAGCATTTTACAAACGGTGTATTTGGTATGCCAGACACAGAGACTGATGAGGATGGGAATCCAACACAATTTGAAACTTTTCTGACAGGTACACACACTAATCCAGACGATATACCTCAAATAACTTTTGATTCAGATGTATTTGAAGATGGAGACCCGCTTTTCTTGAATACCGACTGTAGTGCAGCAAGATATTTTACTAATGAAGATGGTGATACAGAATTGGCAGATGAAGACCAATGGAGAGAGAATATAAATGCTGTAAACACTATATCGTTATTATACCATATTGATAAAACACATTTAGGCAATGAGGCAGACATAGCGACAAACACAACTTTATTCTTTAAAACAAGAATAGACAACTTCACTCTTAACCAAAGATATATAGTTGGTAACGCCCATAGGCAGAAATACTTTGCAGATGTTATAGGTAGAATAGATGATGTAGATGGAAGATATACTGGTGTACCTTCAGATGATGACAATTATCAACTTATAAAAAAGCCATCTGATATATTGATGCACATTATAGAAAAAGAGTTTGATTATAATAATATAGATGCTTTTGATCAAGAGTCGGTTGAAGAAGCTAGAGATAATCACGTTGGTTGGGCATTTGACTTTTCAGTTGCTGAAAAAACAGAAGCAAAAGATTTTATAGAAGACTTTGCTAAAAGCACAAAACTAATACCTAGATTTAGACATAATGGGACATTCGGATTTATTAACATATTCCAAAATTATAACAAAGCTGATGCTTTAATAAGGTCTACTGACGTTGCTGATTTTAAATACTCTAAAACACCTATAGAAGATGTGGCTTTAATGGTAAGAGTTAAATATATGTATGATTATGGAACTGAAAAATATACAGAAGCAACTAACCTTAGTAATGATGGAGCTGTGCCTAAGAATGTAGAAGATATGCAGGAAATGTATGGTATAAACAGCTTGGCAGATGCTTACTTGGAAGTAGAGTCTAAATATATAAGAAATTCAAACACAGCCAAGTTATTAAGAAATTATTTATTAGAATGGTATAAGAATCAGCATAATATTATTGATTGCACTCTACCTCCTAAGTATATGTATCTTGAATGTGGTGATGTAGTAGAGTTTGATTCTTTAATTGAAGAAATGACTATATTTGGTGATGACTATACTCAAAGCTATTCTATTGGAGAGGGAACAAACGCACAACAGGCTTTCCCTTATTTTGTAGTTGAAGATATAAAGAAGTCACAAAAGAATGTTAAAGTGAAATTAGTTCAACTGCATAAATCTAATATTATGGATATAAGTGAAAACAGCCCCAACTATTTAACTGGAGATTTTTATACGCCAGTAGAAGAGACTCCTACTGAAGATATAGAAGAAGGCGAAGAGCTTGAAGAGATAATATTAGGAGATGTAAACCAAGATGGGCAGGTTGATGTTACAGATATAGTTAGTTTGGTTGATATTGCAATATCAGAGATGGCTTTAGAAAATCTAAACACATCAGTTGCAACAGCTTCAGATTTTAATCAAGATGGACAAATTGATGTTCTTGATATTATACAGCTAGCTCAGTCAATTATAAACAATGAAGAAGGGTAAGTATGACAACTGCTAAAATAACTTATAATGATGGTCAAGTTCATTTAGAGTGCGATGGAAATCCTCTAGCTATAATGATTCATTATGAGGGGCTTATTGAAGCCACATCAAATCTACCAGATGGGTTTATTATAAAAGAAAGCAAAAAAAGAATAATAATATTAAGACTATCTGACAAGACATTCCCAGATACGTTATTTACTTATAAGGGCAGGTTTAAAATTATAAGGTCTGATTTATACAACAATAGAAATAGAATAACTGCCTTATCTACTACAAAAACAGATCAGTTTTACAGAATCAAAGATAAGTGGAGTGAATTAAACAGCACTTGGAGTGAGTATGGAAGTTATTATGGATACCTATCAACAGCTAAAAGAAAAACAGATATTGTCACTAAAAATCTAAAAGCAACATCTGGCAACTTATTTTTAAAAGATGGCTCTAGATATTATGGAGACGTTCACTTTCACTCTGATGGAACATTTATGACTGGTGGTGTGCATAGCGAAGACTCTCAAAAATTATATAGAAAAAAGAAAAAATTTATTAAGAACGGAATTGCAAGGAAACTTTAAGGAGATTATTGATGGCTAATCAAAGTATTGGGACACCTAGATTTTATGTAGATTTTACACAGCTTGCTAAAATTAAAGGCGACTATGTATGGAATGAAGACTTACAAGATAGTAATAATTTAGAATTTGAGGGTCTGGGAGAATCTGCATCTAAAGTGTGGGATTTTGATTTATACGATGTTCAGTCATTTAATACGACTAATGATGTAGTGTCTTGGAGCTTTCATATAAACCCAGAGTCTTCTATGTCTAGATTAATGTCTTTGTCAAATTGGTTTGGAATGTTTAATCATAGGTTGGCTTCCAATATACCAGATGGAGAAACAAATATATTATTAAGCTTTGTTCCTCAAGAAGGAACTCCTACACCTAT